ATTAAAACCACTTTCAATAGAGACAACTTGTATCCCTATTGAAAGTGGTTTGTTTTTTTTACTTTTAGCCTTCCCATTCCTCTGGGAATTCAGCATTGTGGTAAACATTTTGAACATCATCATCATCGATTGCCTAAACCATTGATATTACAAGGTTTGATATACTATACATACTTTCTATATAATGATATATGTCATCATCATTATATTGTTTTTTCTATTATTATAAGTATAGTATATCATTGCACCTTGAAATAAACAAGGATTATTTTAAATAAAAAATCCTTACATTATATATAATATATAAAATTTAATATAATCCTTTTAAAATTAATTCTTGTTTAAGAGTTTCATCAGGATTATCATAGTCAACTGCAATTAAATATATAAGTGTCCTTTTAGATACATTCAAATTCTTTATGTAATATTGATTTTTGCTAACTTCTTTCTTTTCAATGTCGCTTGTTTTTACTCCTTGTAAATCTAAAGTAAACATAAAATTACCTTCAACTTCATTTCCATTATTATATTTATGTATTGTAATAGTTTGTCCCATTCCTTTAGGTACTTCAAAAGGTGAGTAATCAAAATCAGTAGTAAATTCATATGTAATATTATCTTCTATAGGTGGTTCATCAGGTTCAGGTTCTTCAGGTTCATCAGGTGTTGGTGTTTCAGGTTCATCAGGTTGTTCTTCTTTCTGATTATACTTCCAATAATCTGCAATTTCATTTTCCATATCATCATTTGTTGTTTTTTCACTAAATTCACAAGTTAGTTTTATTTATTCCTACTATCTTCCAACAGTTATCAAATTGAACAAACCTCATACCTCTTTTTATTTTATTTGCATAAGGTTCATTATTAGATATTGTAACATAAATCATATCTGCACCTAAAACCATGTTTGTGTTTGTTTCTACATCAAATACTTTATCATCTATAAAGCATTGGAACTCTTTTACTTCTGCTTTTGTTTCTAAAGGTGATTCTATAGTTGGTATCATAATTTTAATTATATTAGTTAATTTTCTTATTGTATAAATGTTATATACATTATTTACATTTTCATTTTTAGTTAATACCAGCCATTCATTTTGAATTGCTTCTATTATATCACCTTGCCTTAATGGAATATTATTAGATACATAAGCATATTTGCTATCTATCATATTATTATTATCATTTATTTCTTTTATTATTAGTTTATCTTTTACAGTTAATTTAAAATCTTTTCCACTTTTTTTAAGCAACTGATTAAATTGATTTTTTAATGTATTCATTTTAAGACCTCCTTGTAAACAATAATGATACATTTGAAAATGCTTCTTCTGTTACTGGAATACTTGCAATTCTTTCTTTTATATCCTGTATTCTCTGTCGAAGTAGTTTATATGCTTCTGTAGTTCCTAATCCTACTGTACCATCTTCAACTTTTCGCATTAAATCTACGTCATTGCTAACTGCTTCTAATACATCTATTACTGCAAGCAATAAATCCCTTTGCATATCCTTTTTATTGTATTCTACTGTAGGATCTAAATTGTTTTCTTGTAAATACATAATATATGTATCATTTTCAAAATAATCTTTATTGTTTAATTCTATTTTTAATCTTTCCAATACTGTCATGTTATGACCTCCTTTTTAATCTAATAAAATAAATTGTAATCTGCTAACTTCTGAATAAACATTTGGTACTATTTTTAAAGTATTTATCGCAAAATCTTTTAATTCAAATATTTCTCCTTGACCTACTGAAATATAATCACTTGAATTATTAATATAAACTTTAAAATCTGCCCTTGTATTATAAATTTTTAAATATGTATATGTTTTATTAAATGCTTTGTTGTAATCCTCTTTGTTTAAAGTAATATAACCATTACTTGATAAATAATCACTATACTTTGCTTTTGCCATGTTATGTATGACCTCCTTTAATTTTTAGTTGTGGTTTCAAGTTGTGATAAGAGAACGTGAAGTTTTGACCGACACGTTTAAATATAGGGGGGGTAAGTAGGGGTATTAGTCAACTTGACCGATTAAGTTATTCCTTTCAAAAGGAAATGGTTTCAGGTTTCATAGAGAAACTACGGAATGGACATTGTGTCCAAAACGTTAAGTAAAATTTCTTTGTGGGGAAAAAATGTATTAGTTGGGGACATATTCTACAAAAAGGGGTAATCAACTATGCAACTTTATACATTTTATTTATTTTCCTATTATCACTTTAAACCTCTAATTGATAACCCAACTTCGTTAAAAAATATTTAAACGAAACACAACTCTATTAAATACATATTTAACTGAGTTATAAAAAGTCCATCAAACCATTGATACCACTACACTAACCCCAATTTCACCCTATTTATTAGTATATAATCCTGTTATCAATTGACTATTTGTTCACCCTATGCACACATTTCACGTTATATTTGTATTTTATTTACAGTATTATGGTTATTTCTGTAAATGTATAATTGTTGTATAAAACGTGAATATTGATGTATAAACTGTATATTTGTTCGCTAATGTTTTTTGATGGTAGTTATAATTTTTTTTGATAGTTACCGATCTAGTTCCCACCGCAGGACATTAGAATTTTATATAGAACAGGGCGAATTTAAGTGAAGAAATCCAACTAACACATTCTCCAACTTATTACACCCTATTTCCTTTTAATATTATTTCCCAATTATTTCCCATGGAACATATGTTCTATTATTCCTATACCCCCATAGGGTATATCTATTATTTCCCCTTTATTTTCATTCTCAATTACAACTTCTAATTGATAATCATTATTCTTTATATTCCCCTCTATTTGCCTTTTTGCAAATAGGTTTAACCGATTTACTCTTTATTGTCTGTATCTTCTAGTGTATCCTGTTTTAGGACACCCTTATCCTCTTGCAATCTCTCCAATTCTGCCTGTACATCAGTTGTCAAATTAGATTTTTCTATAATTGTTTGTAAGCTAATTGCTCCCATTTCCCATTGTGTTTTTAAATTATTAAGCAACTCTTCTGAATTAACTGGCTTACTATAATTAAACTCTACATCTATATAATCATCATCATCAAATGTAATACCTTGCATCTCCAACAATTCTCTTATAACTTCCCATCTATCTTCAAATCCATCTCTTAGCCATTGTTCATTCATCATTGCCTTAACTGATGATAATGAATACAACATATTTAAACTAACCTCTGATACATTCGCCACATTAGTATTTCCCATTGCAACACTTGGAATACTTGCAACTGTTTCAAGTTTCTTATGTAATGTGTCAATCAATAATTTAATCGTTTGATAATCCATAGTAGCATTTACAAAATCAAAACTACCTGCATCTAAAGATAAAGAATAACCTACTGCTTCTGCTGGAATAGTTCCTTCTATTCTTTGCCCTACACTTACACCTAATGGATTTAAAGATAATGTATATACTGCATCTGTCATCTTAGAAAGTATGTCCTCTAATTGGTCTAGTATAGGTTTTATGTCCTCTAATTCACTTCTACCAAACCTATCATCTAAATCATTAAAGTTTTTATAATGTATAGGTAATCCACTAATATTAATATATTCATTAACCTTTTGTAACTCTCCACCTTCATTATTCCAACATTCAACTTTATTCAAACTATAAATATTATAGTAACTTACATTATTTGAACAACTTGTCCAATGCTCTATAAATCCTATGTAACTTCCATCATCTTCACTATATACGGGATAACTGTCCTCTGATTTAATTATCTTGCTTTTTATTTTATTTCCTTCTACATATATATATTCAAAACAATCTCCAAACTTTAAAACATTGTCTAGTATTTTATAGTCAACTCTATTAAATTTTCCTTGCCTATATACTTTTGCATATTCTTTTACCATATTTCCTGAACCATTCAAACTAACTGGTTTACCCAATAAATATGTACTATGAAAGTTTAATATTGTTTTTGCTTCTTGTATTATTAATTTTGTAGTTATAAATTCTTCTCCTTTCCACTTGCTATCTTCTCTTTTTAAAATCTTATGTTTACCATTTAAATATTCTTTATTATTAATTACGTTTGAAATTCTTTGCAAGTGATGCCCTTGTTGCACTTCCTCCTCAAACCAAAACATATTGTTTGCGTACTTATCCTGTATATATCTTTCCAATGTTTGCATATTATCACCTTTCCTTTATTTTATTTTATTGTTGCTTTTATTTCTTGAACGTCTTTTTTTACATCTTCAATGAGATTTAATTTTATTGCTAAATCCTGTATAATACTTTGATTTTTGTCTATAGTTTTATTTAATTTATCTTCTCTGTCTTGTGTTGTCTTGAGTACATATCCTAACAAAAAAACAAATAATACATATCCAAAACCTTGGCTTACTGCCACCTTTAATATTTCATTTTCCATAATCATCCTCTCCCTGTATTTTTGTATGGGTTTTTTGCCTATAACTATTGGTTATACCCAACTAAAATCCTTAAAGAATTTCTCCTACACACATTCTGTGTAGAAGGTTGTAAGTTACAACTCACTAAACATTCATTCAAAAATGTTTAAAAATTATAATAAAATGGATTTTTTAAACTAACAATCGCAAGTGCCATAGCTATAACTGCATCATCGTGTCCACTTCCACTAGCTCCCATTTTTCCATTATCATTGATTTCAAAAATCTTCATTTCCTGAAGTAATGTTCTACTATTTATTTTTAATTGTCCTTTTTCAAATAACTCAACAAAATCATTTATTATCAATGATTTAGTTTTATTATTTGTGTCAAATCCCACATTCCATATCATACGATTGAATTGATCATAACTCTTGTATTTAGTCATGTTCATATATCTAAGGTCATAACGCAACCTTTCTATAACACTATGTCCTCCACTTGCCTTCTCAACTGTAATTAATGCTTTATTGTAATATCTACCAATGCAATCTATTATTTCTGCAATCTGATAAGGTTTAATTTTATTATTTCTAAATTCTGCAACTTGTTCTCCAGCAGAATTTAAAACTTCTACAACACTATAATCCTGCCCAACTCCTTCGCTTAGGTCTGCTCCAATATAATACTTTTCACCACTTTTGGGGAATACCCATATAAAAAAGGATTTACCATAATGATTTTTTAATAAACTTGGTAAATCTATAATCTTTTCCTTGGAAATATATTTAGTTTTATTATGTACTATACTTCTTTCCACTTCTGTAATTCTCTTATTGTCAAAAACTGAATTTCCTGTACTTATAAATGCTTCTGTATCAGTTGAGGGATATTCCTGATGAAATGCTTCTAATCCTGTACTAGCAACCTTTAACCTTCTCCACATCAACTGTTCAAGTGTTGCACCTAGCGACAGTAGTTCCTTTTCCTCATCATCTAATTCATCTACTGATAATGTTTTTCCATTATTTCTACTTTTATAGATTTCAACACTATTTTGATAATCCTTTTTGAATAAACTACTTCCATTTACCCAATTGAAAAAGAAACTCTTATAGCTATTTTCTCCATTCTTTGCTTGAAAATATAAATCGTGGAAATAGTTAAGTCCATTTGCTGTTGACTCTATTATTAACTTTCCATCAGGTGCAAGTGCTTGAGTTATACTGTTAAGTTGTTTTTTGGGCATCTTCCAAAACGCAAATTCAGATAAATGAACTAAATGCAAGGTATCTCCTCTGCCTACATCTTTGTTTCCCGCACATACACAAGTTATTTTACTACCATTTTTTAGTTTAATTTCTTGTCTGTTATTTGCTATTTCTTGAGGTTTTAACCACTTAGGCAAACTATGAAATTGTTGCTTTAGTTTATCAAATATCGCGTTGCATGATTTTTGATCGTGGCTAACCAACATACAACAACTGTTAGGATAAACAATACATTGTCGAATACTTAATGCTACAGTTACAACCGATAAACCTAGCTGTCTTGATTTTAATACAATATTAAACTTTTCTAATCCTTGTACAAATTCTTCTTGTTCCGGTGTTAATTCAAATGGTACTGTTTTAGTATCTTTATTTACAATTTTAATAAATGCTCTTATAAAATCTTTCTCATGTCCATCTTGAAATAAATATTTTAATTTTTTAGCATTTGCTTTACTTATTGCCATTTTTATCACCTAACCCAGGAATATCAATACCATCTAAATACTCATCTATCTCATCAACTTCATCACCCTTGAAGAAATCACTTTTAAAAAATTTCTCTACCCATTCGGCACTTTTAACATCTCCTGATAATGCTTTCTTTAGCATACTGTCATATATTTCCAACATTTTAAACACTCTTTGATTTTTTAAATATGCTTTAACTGCTTCCTGTACATCTTCCTCAAGTAGCCACTTCATAGCAGTTTCATATTCAACTATAGATAGATGTTTACATTCTTTCTCATATGATTCTTTTGTTTTATCTCCATCTATGTACCACTTAATGAAATATACTTTTTTTTCTTTATTGTTTTTTAGATATTTTTTAATCTCATCATTCCTCATGCTATCAACTCCTTCAATAAAATAAAGGACTAACTTTTAATTGTTAGCCCCTAAAGATTTACACAACTTATCTATATTTTTATTTACATTTGTATAATACTTATCTACATTCTTATCCATAGTTTGAAAATATTTGTCTACTGTTTTAAAATACTTATCCATATTCTTTTTTAATTCTTCTGCACTTGCTAACGCACCTTGTATAATCCTATTTTGTTCTTTTTTACTTATTTCTTTATCCATATTAATTCCTCCTTAAATACTCGTTACAATATATAACGAGTGTTATTTAGAAATCCTGTTTTAGGATATCTGAACTCCTTACCATATTGGTATTAAGTTACCGATTAATTTACCGAACATCTTTAGCAACCAAACATTTTGTTTATTTCTTTCATTGTAATTTTTTCATTTCTTCTTTTTTCAATTTGTGCATTTAATTTTTTGCTTTCTTCTTTTATTTTTGCAAAGTCAATTACTTCTTTTTTATCATCTTTAAAAAACTCATCAAATTCACTCATATCATCATCATTTTTGCTTTTTATTTTATTTCTTTCTAATTCTTGCTTTTGGTACTGTTTTATTGCTCTATCTGTTGCATTATCATTTTTGGCTTGAAGGGCGTTGGTTAAACCTACTACCTTTTCTTCTTCTTGCATTTCATTTATTTCCTTTTCTATTTTTTCTGTATTTCCATTTTTTATGGATTCTAATAAGCTATTCTTTTTCTCTATCTGTTTTTCTGTTGCCTTTCCTTCTTTTTCTAAATACTCTATCCTTGCAACATATCCATTTGCTTTTTTATTATTATTTTTGTAGCCACCTTTAACTTTTACCCTCTTATCCTTATAGTAGTACCAATATTGCTTTATCCCTTCCTTCAATTCGTGATCCCATGTTTGTATCTCTGTCATTGTATAGATGTTAGGACTTTCTCTTGTTATTTTATTTTTATCGTTTTTATTATAATATAGACCCGGATTTGCTATTTTTATTAAGTTTAAATCTACATCTAATATCTTATTATATTTTGTAATTGTAGCATCTGTAAGTAATAAATCTCTTTTAATTGTTTCGTAGCTTGGATAACAAGTTTGAGCCCTTCCACCTGTAGCAATATATGTATCCCTTTTGTTTTTGTGCCAATGCATTCTTGAACGCAAATAACAATAGTAATTTAGCAATTTTACATTATCTATTTTTTCTTTATTGTAATTTAAAATCTTTTCTTTATCTTTTGCATATAACTGAAAATATTTTATTTTTTCCCCATCTTTTGTTGTAATTAAATTCGATATATCTAATACAATAAATTTCTTTAAAGTTGCCTTTGATAAATCTTCTCCATTTACGCATTTTATTAGCTTTAATTCTTCTAAAGTAGCTAATATTTTTTTAACATCTTTTATTATTTTTGATTTTGAATCTTTTGTTGAATATCCCATTTGTTGTACCATATATTCTATTGTTAACATACATTCCTCTTTTACTGTTTTATTTTCTGTTAAAAAATCTAATACCTGTAATGTTTTATAATTCTTAGTTATCTTGAATATACTTTTTTTGTCATCTCCATTTAGCCCATAAAAAATTAAATTTGTTATTTGTGTATATAAATGTTCCATAATTCTTCCACCTTCCTGATAATTTTTTTGTATTTGTAAATGATAATCTAAAAAATAAATTTAATATCTAATAATCATTCCGAAGTTGTCAAACTTCGAATGTAGAGTTTATTTTAATTTTGTTATATATTGGTTATTATTTTGTTACACCTCAGTAGCCCCCCATAAAAAAGGGGGTATATTTTCCGTATGTAGAATTTTAGCCCCCCATAAAAAAGGGGGTTATTTTTTTTGCTTGTTTCTAAACTCTGTATAAAATGTAATTGCTTTAAAAAGTTCTTCTGATTTTTGAAACAAATAAACATAATCTGTCCTTCCTGTTTTGTCCTCTTGTATTTTATATTCAAGCCCTAAAGCATATAAAAAGTTTTTTAATCTTTTATTTTTGATAACGTAGTACATAATATCATCCTCCTGATTTTAAGCAACTGAATACTTAACAAAATTCTTATTTGTTAAAGCTAAAGAAAATATTTTCTTATTGCTCAGACCTTTTTTTGTTTTGCGGTATGTTGCTTGTCCTATATCCTCATATTCTTTTACAAAATAAAATTGTTCTGATGGTAAAACAAAAGACAAGTTAGGAAACAATTTCTGCAACTTGTCTAATTTTATATCTGTATTTAATTTTCCATCATTGTTTATGTTAATCTTCTCATATAATCTATATTCTTTTATAATATTGTAAAAATAATCTTGATCATGTTGCTTTAATATTTTTTCAAACATTGGATACTGTAATATATTATTATAATACTTTCTAAATAAATTTTTGTTGAAATAGTATTGTTTGAACGCCGTATCGACCGATATAAGCACTTCTAACTGTTCCTTAGACATATTATTCAATCCAATGTTATAATGGCTTAAAACTTGTATTAGAGTGCTTCCTGCGTATTTGTTAAAATAATTATCTTTGTTTATATCTAATACTGTATTTAAATTAGCACATTTTTTATTTTTTGCATCTTCTTTAGATAATAATGTTACATGGTTTCCCCAACATTTGCCACCTGTTAAGTCCATATCTACTCCAATTATAGATTTAATTTTTGTATCTGTTTTAAATAAACAATCAAATCCATAAAAAGCATCTATAGATAGTTGCGGAAATATCTTTTTCAACACGATGCAAGAGAACAAACTATCAATATCATCACTAAGGCATAAACTTTGTATACCTTTCATTTCTTCTTTTTTTGTCCAATTTGGGAATAATTCCTTTATTTCTTTTTGCATTTAATTGGGTGTATACCCTTTGTTCTATAAATTCTTTTATTCTATAAATTAACACCTTTCTCACTCTCCTTGTACTTTTTTATTTTTTTATCCTCCATAGGATTAATTCTATAAATTATTTATTTATTTTTTTTAATTCTGTCTGCACTTCTGCAACCTTATCTTCTATTACTTCATTTTTTGCGTTTGAAATTTTATAAATTGCTTTTATGTATTTTTTATAAAATTCTTCTGTGCATACATTGTTTCTATTTTCTATCATGCTGATATGGTTTCTAGTGCAACCTATTTCCTTAGCCAACTCTTTTTGGCTTATATTATGCAACACTCTTAAAAACTTCATTTTTTCTTGGCTTAACATACAAATCCCTCCTATTTTATTTTTACAAAAGGTAAGTAAATTTATATAAAAAAAAGACGCAGGAATTAAACTCCCACGTCTTAATTTATGTATTATGCTATAGTTTTTCTAACTACAACTATACCTTCATCATCTGTTTGTTTAACTGCGAACATCATGTCTGCAACTATATCTGTTGCACGAAGTTTTGCTTCTCTTTCTTCTTCTATTCCAAAATCTTTTTTCATCATGTAAGCTAAAGAATTTTTCTTTACAATTAAAGTTACACATTCATTTTGATCCATCATTGTGTTTGTAACGAATACGGGTATACCCCTAAAATAACCGAGTAATCCATTTCTTACAACACCATTATTTTCTGTATTATAAAGTTTACTTGCTTCTGTAAATTCAGGCATTGATATTAAAGAAGGAATTAATAAACTATGTATTAATATTCCCGCGAAATCTTCTACATCTTGTTCATCACCGAACAATTGTAAAGCATTGTTGATTTCTGTTGCGGTTATCTTCTTATCTTCTGCAACTGCACTTTTAAGAGGGCTTTTTAATGCTTCTTTAAATAATTCATTATCTAAAGTTCTTGCAAAAACTATTGCTTGTTGTGTGTTAGCTTCTTCTATAAAATTTCCCATCGCTGTTTTATCGTCAAAATCGTATACACGAACTGCCTTTCCTTTGTGCATAACTGTTGCCTTTGAACTATCTTGTTGAAGTTGCTCAGGTGTTAATGGTGTGCCTTTTACTACATCTTCTGTATCTCCTATCATCCTAAATTTTGGGAATATAACTGTTTCCCCCACCTGCTTGAATTCATCCAAAGGCATAGAAAATGCAAGTTGTGCTAGTTTTATTCTACCCTCCATTTTTTCTCTTAGTGTTTTTGAATAAACATTTGGTATTATTAAATTTGCCATATAACATCTCTCCTTTGTTTTATTAATTTTTGGAATCTGAATATATAAAAAAGCATTGTATTATTCTGCTAATTTGTTATACAATGCTTCATTATTTTTATACAATTCTTGTTTTTCTAATAAACTCATTTTTTTAAATTGTTCTTTTGTTATAGAATTTTTATTTCCTGCATGATCTTGAGGTTTATAAGAGTTGTTTATTAGATGCTTGTTTAAGACCTCTTTTATTTCTGTTAAATAACTTTCTACATCTTCTACCCCTTCTAATTTAATATAGTTAGCAAGTTGCATAGGTAGACCGTTATTTTCTAAAGTTTTAGATACTTTTAATTCTAATTCTTTTTCCTGTAATTCTTTTTCCTTGTTTTCTAATGCTTTAATTCTTTCTTCTAGTTCTAATTCTGCTTCTGTCTTTTCTTTAGGTTTTAGTCCTTTTAATTCTTCTTCAAGTGTTTTAATTTTCTTTGAATATTCTGTTCTAATTCTGTCCTCTGCACTTTGTTTAATTTTGTTCACTTCCTCCTCTGTAAATGTTTTTGTTTCTGTCTTTTCCTCTGTTGTTTGGTTGTTGTTTAAGTTTTCCTTTTCCATAAAATCCACTCTCCTTTAAGTTTTTAATATCTAACCCTTGCAATAAGTTTTAAACATTAAACCCTTATTTTATTTATTTTAAAATGTTATTTATTTGCTTTAATAATTTATTGCCAAAGTTTCTTTTATTTCTTAGCCACATACATAAATATGCAGGTGTTATACCTATTTTTTCTGCTAAAAACTTTTGTTTAATTCCATTGTCCTCTAAATATTTTAAAACCTTTTTTCTATAAATTTCATTCACTTTACACACTCCTTTTAATAAAAATTAACAAAAAAATGATATAAAAAAAATAGGCAGGAAATTAATCCTACCTATATATATACAAAAAATAATTGCAACGCATTAATTCCCGTTGCCCATCACTTTCTACTTTGTTAAGGAGGAGGTTGGGATTGAACCAACTACAAAAGTGATAAAACTTACCAACATATGAAAATAATTAAAAAAGTACAAAAGAAATTATAATTAGTAAATAATTAAAAATATTTAAAAAAAAGGGCATAAAAAAATACCCTTAAATATATCTATTAAAAAAATAAACATATTTAAAGATATTTACTACCCCTTCATATATATAATGGGAATTGCTACCTACTTTGTCAAGTGTTTTTGACACAATTAACGATTTTTGAACATATGCCTTCACTATATAATACCTTTTAGAACCGACTTTGTCAAGTGTTTTTCCACGATAAATATCATTTTATATCCCCTTCATAATATAATACTGATAGCTACCGATTTATACAAGTGTTTTAGACCAAAATTCACTTATTTTTGAATACCCCTTCACTATATATATACTGATAACTCCCGATTTATACAAGTGTTTTTGACACAATTTCTTAATTTTTACTTCTACATTCTTTACAATATGGAAAAAAACCATCTTTTCTATTTTTATCGTTTCTAAAATGTCTTTCATTAGCAATTTTAATTTCTCCACATTTACTGCCCCTTCACTATATAATACCTTTTAGAACCGACTTTGTCAAGTGTTTTTCCCACATTTACTTAATTTTGAACATACCCTTCATATATATAATGGGAATTGAGGTTGGATTTGTCAAGTGTTTTCATAACTATTTATTCATCATATACCCTTCATATATATAATGGGAATTGCTACCTACTTTGTCAAGTGTTTTTTTCGAATTTACTACATTTTTTATATTTGCCTTTTATACTACCCCTTCATAATATAATACCGATTACTCCCGACTTATACAAGTGTTTTTGCCGAAATCTTCAAAACACATACTTTATACCACCTTAGACGCCCGTAGACGTGTTTTAATCCTCTTTAGGTGTAATTACCTATCTAATTAATTTAAAGCCGTTTAAACGTCTATTTTGTTGTGTAGGTTTGATAATATAAAAGAGTAGCTTTAACCCATTCAAATCGTTTTAAATTAGTTTTAGGTGTAATATGTTGTCTAATGTCTTATCTTTCGTTTAAGGGCTTGTTTTGTTCTGTAAGTGGGAAATACATATAGTTTTTAACGACTATATGTCAAATCCATTCTTTTATCATATTGTTTATTACTGTATTTACATCCATTTCCATATCTTCACATTTATTCATAAATTCTAAATATAAATCTTTTGGTATTCTGATATTTATCACTTTTGTATTTTTCTTATGCTCATATGCTTTCTTAGTTTGTTCTCTAACTTTTTCAGTATCAACATTACTTAAATACTCTTTTGCTTCTTGTTCAGTTTTAAAGCTTTTATATACTGAATTATATCCCAATACTAATTTACTACATTCATCCCATGTTCTAACTATCTTGTTTTTGACTCCCTTACCTTCTTTTATAGCATAATACTTATTGACCTTCTTTTTTCCCATCTGTATTAACCCCTTTAATCTTATTAACTAAAACATCAACTAAATTATACTATATATATTTTTGATTTACACTTGACTTTTGATTTAATAACTTTATGCTTTTTGAGGAGGTTAAGCAATTGACATAGTTTCCCCCTAGAAAAGAGGGAAAATAAAAAGCATAAAAATATGCTCTTCGTATCGGTTGAAGTTTCTTTATACTACTATTGTATTATGCTTCATTCTTACTAATTACTGCCCTAGTAGTCCGCATAATCCCACATCAGTAAACCTGCCTATCTAATGTTTATAGTTGTCAGATACACCAACTTGACGGGCAAACAATACAATAGTAGAAATATTGCTTGTCCGAATAGATTTTTCTGCATCGGCTCTATTACACCATACAAATTATTTAAAGTTGCT